TCGTGCATTAAAAGAAATTCCCAGTATCGCGGAACGATTCGTGATTAAAGATGAGGTTCTTCGTGATATCAAGAAACTTGGAATTAATATCAATGAGTATGGTACCGATAGTACTCAATTATTGGTAATGTCCAAATTCTTAGAATATTCTACAATTCCTAATACCATTTTAGATCGCTGTGCGTTGGATGGTTTGGTTTATACTACATACCTTTATGAAAAAAATCAGGTAAAAAAGAGTACGCTACGAATTGCGGAAGCTATTTTTGAAAATGTTCGATATGATCTATACTTCTATATCGCCCCTGAGTTTAACATTGTTCCTGACGGTGTACGAAGTGAAAATTTTGAATTTCGAGACCGCGTAGCTGAACTATTTGAAGAGTATATGGTATCATATAAACTAAATGCCATCCGTTTGACCGGTAGTGTTAAGGAAAGAGTAGCGCAATTTATAGAAACACTGGCTGCATATGATAATTGGATGAAGTTAGAAAAGAAAGAGAAAGATGCTTTCATCCAAAGTCTTATTCTAAATAAACTGCAGCAAGAGAATTAATTGAATGTCCGACACTCCGAAGAAATTAGATTATGACTTGTTTGAGTATGTAATTGCGTTCAACTGTTCGTTTAACGATCTATATACTACGACTGTCGTGGATATCCTCAAGCTTGAATATTTGGGTAATATTCATATCCGGAATTATCTGAATATTATATTCGATTTCTTTCAATCACACCAAACACTTCCAAATGCTACAGAAATTAGGGCGTATTTGTGCACGGATGATCTAAAAGATTCATACCGCGATGTGGTAACGAAGTTTAAAACACTTGACACCTCATATAACATTGATGAATTAATTATTAATACTGAACAGTTTATTAAAGAAAAGGCAGTATATGCGGCGGTTAAGTCTACCATCAATAAGTTTACTGAAGATAATGGTACTAAAAATACGGATGAAATATTCCAATTATTCAATAATGCATGCAACATTAGTCTAATAGATAGCCTGGGATTTGACTATTTTAATCAGATTGATAAGCATATTGAAGATATTAGTCAGGTCGATAAATTTATTCCCACTGGGTACAGATGGCTTGACAAGGCTCTTGGTGGTGGGTGGCTTGAAGGTGGCCGCGCGCTGTATATGTTCACTGGTGCTACTAATGTTGGAAAATCTATCGTACTGGGTAATGTCGCTGCGAAGCTATTGGAACAAGGTCGGACCGTAGTTATTATTTCCCTAGAGATGTCTGAGACCGTCTATTGTAAACGCATAGACTCGCAATTGTCGCGTATTCCATTTGCAACTCTACGCCAGGAGACCGAGAACCTCAAAACATATTTAAATGTATTCAAAGAACGGAATCCGGAATCGCGCTTAATCGTAAAGGAATTTCCTCCTAGCAGTATCAACGCTAATCATATCCGTGCATATCTCAAGAGACTCAAGCAGAAACTGAAGGTAGAACCTGATGCGGTTGTGCTAGATTATTTGACACTATTAACTGCTATTAATCAATCTGATTCAATGTATAGTGATGGTAAAGACATTGCAGAACAGATTCGTGCATTAACATATCCGGTGAATTTCGGTTGTCCGTTTATTAGTGCTGCGCAGATTAACCGCGCTGGCATGAGTGAAGTCAATCCCGAACTAGATAAGACTGGCGAAAGTATCGCTATTCCACAGACCGCAGATGCGGTGATATCCTTGTGGCAAACTGAAGCGGAGAAGGAACTTGGGATTCTTAATATGGGAATCCGAAAGAATCGTTTCGGACAAAATTTCGGTAAGCGTGCCTTTAAGATAGACTATGATACACTAGCTATTGACGAAATGGAAGACGTATTTACAAATACCGATTCTATGCAAAAAACCGACGATATGTTAAAAACATTGAGTAAATCATAGTTGACTAAAAAATCCAGCTAGTAAATATAGTATATGGCTAAAAACAAAAAAATATTTTGCTTTACCCACTATGATTTGGATGGTGCAGTAACCGCGCTAGTCACTAAATGGGCACATCCCGGATACGAGATGGAGTATAAACCACTAGCGGGATTCGATACTCGCCAAGAACTGACACAATGGCTTTTAACACATAACTTTTCTGATTATGAAAAGGTATTCTTTTTGGATATGGATGTATCCAAGCTGAAAGATCTGATTGATTTTGATAATGTGATAATTATTGATCACCACAAATCACACGTGGATAACAAGGAGTATGAAAAGGCGGCTCCGATAATTAAAGAATATCCATCCGCTTGTTTGCTTGCATATCGTGTATTTAAGAAACTTTATAATTCCACATTCACAGATGTACAAAAAACGTTAGTAATATATGGAAATGATTTCGATTCTTATACCAAAGAACTTCCGGAATCGTATATGTTGAATGTAATATTCTGGAATACACAGAAGTCCTTTGATGCATTCATGGAAACGTACGCAGATGGATTTAAACCATTCACCAAAGAACAATTGGCGATTTATAAGATATACACAAACGAACTGACGAAGATATTGAATAACTTATCAGTATATCAAGGTGTTCATGCTGATATTGATGGTGAATATCGTATTGTTGTAGCCACATTCGCAGAAAAATGTAGTCCCAATGATGTTTCAGATTACCTGTTAAAAGAATATGAAGCCGACGTTTCAATAGTCGCCAACCTTAAAACAAAACACGTAAGTTTTAGGCGACCAAAGGACGGTACTATGCGTCTAGATGTTTTCGCCAAAGATGTAGCAGATGGTGGTGGACATGAATATTCAGCGGGAGGATCTCTTACCGGATCTTTTCTTGAATTCACCAAAACTCTTAAACCCGTATGAGTAGAACTTATTTAGATGATACAGATATCGTACAAGATCATGTTTATACGATAACCGATCGCGAACTCGATATGCTAATATTGAAAATGGGATCGCTGCTTTCTATTCTTCACAACAAAAAAACCAACCAAGCTAAGATGTTGATAACTCTTGTTCAGAATGAAGCATTTCGTAAATGTTTTTTGTACGTGGCTGAGTTAGATAGCTTTCAACATTTAGTGCGATGTTTGATGGAAAAATATCCAACCCTGTGTGAATCAAAAGTTGTATCAGGAGCACTGAAACGTGATAACAAACGCAGAAAAAAACTTATATAATACCTACCTGCGAATCTCCCGTACTTCACGAAATAAGCCATTCTCTTACCGAAAAGATTTCACCGATTTGGATGACGGCATTACCGTTAATCTTAATCGAATTGGTAATCTGCTTTTTAAGTATCCTCATATTGATCCTGAGGACTACTTTATGGCGCCCTTTAGAGTATATCCTAATGCAGAACATTTCGCATTAGAATATTATGCTGGGATGGGTGGAGTTAATGCTTACACGTTGTATATGAAGCAGTTACAAGAAATGCCACCGGATAGCGACGAGCAATTGAATTTTATTCGAAAATCACTAAAAACTGTTGGTACGTTTTGTATTCGAAATAATATAACAATTGAACAGTATCCTACATTTAAAACTGGACTCACATATGACTGGATGAAGCATGTCAAAAAACATGAGATTTCTGTCTACGTGCTTATGGAGTTTCCGGAGATAAGTAATATAATAAAGGAGGTGACGGAAGACGAAAAGGAACTTTTCTTGGGAGAAATTGGACAATATTTTTGGGGTTATAAATCCAAATATATTCAATCCAAACTCGCTAAAGAATTAGTGAAAGAAGGTTTAAACAAAATCAACAAAGTAGTGAATAACAAGAAATCCTAGTGATAATAAAAAAGAATAAGTTATTATAACTTAGTGTACAACAAAAGGAGTAGAAAATGAGTGATATCAAGAGTATGTTTGAAAGTATCAAAGAATCGTTGAACGCAAAAGAGTCTTCGAACAACAATGCGTTTCGTAACTTCCTAAAGATGGAAGCGGGTAAGTCGTATCTGGTTCGATTTATTCCCAATGTAGGTGATCCAAAATCTACGTTCTTCCATTACGCCCACCACGGATTTACGAGCCTCTCCACAGGGCAGTACGTTGACGCGACTTGTCCTCGTTCGTTTGGTGAGCGCTGTCCGATCTGTGAGGTTCGCTTCAAGCTTTATAAGACAAAGAAAGAGGACGATCGTAATCTAGCATATATGATCCGCTCACACGATAAGCATATGGTTAATGTGTATGTCGTTAACGATCCCACCAATGCGGAAAATGAAGGCACTGTGAAGATTCTTCGTTTCGGCAAGCGCATCCATGATAAGATTTTGGATGCAACAGAAGGCGATGATGCTAGTGAGTTTGGTCCGCGTGTGTATGATCTTACTGAGAATGGTTGTAACTTTAAGATCAAAGTAGAAACCGCCCAGGACGGTACACGTAAATTTACAAACTATAATAATTCGCGCTTCACCGCACCGTGCGCGATTCCTAACATGGATACAGATAAGATCAAGGAAGTTTATGATAGTATCTTCGATCTTACTAAGATCCTTGAAATGAAATCAGAAGACGAACTAAATGATATCCTGAAGAATCATGTCTTTTGTGAGGGTGGAGCCAAGCCGGTTGAAGGCGACACACCACCACCAAAGAACGCCAATAAGTCAGTAAAGACGACAATCATCAAGCCGGAACCAAAAGAAGAGGATGACGTTCCTTACAATACTCCGGCGGAAACAAAGGCAGAGACAAAGACTGAATCGAAGAAGTCGGAGTCTAAGAAGGAAGGTGCATCCACTGATGCAAAAATTAAGAACCTTCTCGATGGTTTGGACAGTCTGTAATTAACCAAATCCTGCCTCTAGATATTACGTCTAGAGGCAGGTAATATTATACACATGAACAAGAAACTTAAAAACGCCAACGGAAATATTCCACATAACGCAGATGAGCTACAAGAAATTATTGACAACGCCGCTGCCGCATATGAAAAATTCATGGATGCACTTAAATTCGAATGGCGCACGGATCCCCACAGCCAGGATACTCCGAGACGTGTCGCCAAGTCTTTCGTCAAAGATCTCATCCGTGGCTGCTATGAAGAAAAACCAGCCATTACAGCCTTTGCGAATAATGAACATTATGACGGCATTGTCTTTCAAGGTGGTATACCTGTTAAGAGCCTTTGCTCCCATCACCATCTTCCTTTTACTGGGGTGGCACACGTTGCATATATTCCCCATAAAGATGGAGATGTTATTGGTTTGAGCAAATTAAACCGTATCGTTGAATTTTATAGCCGTCGTCCACAAGTTCAAGAATCGTTAACTATGCAGATTCATGACGCAATCGCAGATACGTGCAAGAATGCACTTGGTGTAGCTGTTATGGTTAGTGCAGTTCATACATGTGCGTGTTTGCGTGGTGTAAAGCATGACGGATGTGAAATGAAGACGAGTAAATTATCGGGCGTCTTTATGCAGAATGGAAATTTGAGTAGAAACGAATTCTATCAGTTCGTTTCGAACTGGAAAAAATAAAATGGAAGAGCAACTGAGACGCGAGGATTTAGAAGCACTTGGCAGTATGGCCAGTCTAGTAGGTACATACATGAATGATTTTGCGAGCCGTACCGATGGATCGGAACGTCGTAATTTGTTCAAAGGTGGTATTAATCCCAAGGCAACAGTAGCTAATGCCGTTAAGACTATCACGGATGATCCTGCTAGAAGGATCATATCCAACAATTCTCCAATACCGATTCAACCTCAAAATTTACCACCCCCACCACCTTCGCGCAATGGACCCCCACCACCACCTATGGATGCACTGCAGCCGCTTGATGAAATGTTGACACAGGTTGCAAGGGAACGACTAGGAGTTCAAAATATTCCGATAGAGTCGGGACCACAACTACAACAACTTGAATTTGGATTTGTCAATCAAAAGATTACGAGTTATGGTAGTGTAGGAGATGTAATAAAACATTTTAATTCGCGGCTTGATAATCTCGAAGAATCTATTAAACTCATGAAAACATTCATAGTAGATGTAAGAGCTACCATGGATGTAATTAAAAGTAATATGCCTAAACGGAAAAATGCGAAAAATGCATCTGAAAAAATTACATGAAAGGGCTGTATGGCAGCGCACGACCGATACAGAATTCAAAACAAAAGTTACCAATCTTATTCTCGAACAACAGGATATGATTGAAACAATGGCAGGCATTATTACTCGATTGGAAGAAGATATCCAGGTATTAAAGAAGCAGATAGGTACAAACAGTTTACAAAACGCAAGATTGAATAAAAAATTCAATTCAGCTCCAAAGGTGGACGATGGCAACGCTAACGCTCAACAAAAAAGAAATAGTTGATCAATTTCTTAGTCCGATTAGTCGCATATCTGAAGAATGTAGTCTATCTATAAATCCTGATAGCATATCTACTTTGGTGAACGATAGTACTGGTGCGATCATCCTATATGGTAGGATCAAGACTAAGACCGGTCTTGATGAAAATCAGAGTATTACGTTGAATTTTAAAGATCTGCGCAAACTTATCAAAATTTTTGATTGTATCAAAGAAGATGATTTCCAATTAAAGATAGATGATAACTCTAGTATTATCGGTTACAAATCACCTAGTCTATCATTTAAGCTTCATTTGGTATTAGATAGTGTAATTAAAAAGTGTACTGTCAGTTTGGATAAAATTAGTAAATTGACATTTGATAGCGATTTCGAATTGACCGGCGATAAAATCGGCGAGATCCTCAAGGGTAGTATCTTTGCATCGACTACGGATAAAGTTTACTTCTACACAAAGGACGGCGCGGTATTCGCAGAGTTAACAGACAAAGCCACACAGGCTGTGGATAGTATTACATTTAGCATTGCAAACGTATACAATGGCGGTGATATTAATACCCCACTTCCATTCAATATGGAAATTCTTCGTCTTATTAGTGGCAAACACGATAAAGTCATCGTAAAGCTTAATAACACATACAAGATCTTATTATTCGAAATTTGTAGTCCTAAGGTAATGTTTAAATACATCATCCCTGGGTATACAAAGTAAACAACAAACAAACAACAAATAACGAACAGAAGGAAGTTATCATGTCGAACAAACTGACGACGCTGGGATATTTCAAGAAGCGCATGCGTGATAGTGGTTATATTGTGGACGATTTGTTCCGCAATTATTCATTCAACGATCCTCGTGCATGGACAGTAATCATTGACCCTGGTGTAGCAAGTATTCTGTGCACCTGTTATGTCAACGCAAATAAGGATAATCTGAAGGAATCACAAGTTGGTGATTTCTATTTTGAGTTATATGACGGTGGTCAATTTATTCCTAACCGTTTCGTGATCAAGACGAGTTCTATCGAAGTCTTGCTCGAATATCTGGTTAAGTTTAATATTAACAACAAGGCGCCTCAGTACGATAGAATACAACCCGTGAGTTAAATTACCGGCGATTGTATATAAGTACTTATGAGAGGTGTTATTATGAATGATGCAGGTTCGTCTCCAGATAAACCCAAAAAAGTAGGTCGCCCTCCAAAGAATAAAAAGGCACCTGTGATGCTACCGGAGACGAATCTGCCTTCAAGTCTTCCTCCACATCTAACGGATGTTACCGAGATAGATGATGTGCTAAAACAAACGATTAATAACATTCTGCAAAATAGTGCAAACAAATATGCAGAAATGGCGAATAATCAGCACAAGACAACTCGGAGTGATTTTGAAGTTCTTCAGCCACTCGTTTCGGAGTTTCTTGAAAACTTTATTATCATCGGCCATACATTGGACGGGCAACGTATAGTTGCTCGTTACACAAAAAATCCTGCGGGGTTGGATGGTCTTACGGAGCTTTGTAAAAAGGTTCTTGTCAATATGATGATCCAGGAATCACAAGGTACTACAGAATAATTACGCAGGAACCCAATATCCAGGACTCTTCATGTTAATTACTGGATTCGGACTATTGAGTGCCTGTTGGGCATTTCTTACATCATCTGCAGATTCCAGTAACGTCCACGGCGGAGCTTTAAACTTATGGGTATGTGCAATCGGGCCATACCCCACTTCAGTCATATACCATTCATA